TTATCTTAATTAGACCATTAGTTTCTGGAAATCCTTCAGTATTACTTCCTTCATTTACAAGATATAGTATATTATTAGATTCTTCTGTAATATCAGAAACAATCGTTGTAGTAATACCAGTTCTTCCGTGATTCTCAGTAACAACAGTAGTCGAATTAAAATCAATATCTTCTTTAAGAAGTGTATTATTTGTTAAACTACATAATTGATCAACTTTTATATATTGATCAATATTTTGAATCAAATCATAGGATCCACCTTGATTTTCTTGAGAAATATAATACTGCTCTAGAAAATCAGAAAGAAGAGGAAAATCCTCTCTAACAAATCTAGGAAGTTGAGTAGCAACAACGTCCTGAAATTTAACTCTATCTACTGCCATTCTTTTGTCTTATCTTGTAAGAGATGTGGTTGAATAACTTGAAGTTACTGTATAGTTACTACCAGAAACATCATTTCCAGAAGCTATTTCATCAGGAACCATGGTAATTGATGTATTATTAGAATCTAACTGTAAATAGAGATCTTGCAATCCAATTACATCATTAGAATAAGGAGCCATAGAGACTTCAATAAGAGAAGAATCACCACTAGTCACATTTGTAGAAATAATATTTATTGGATTTAATTTAATCTCACCTTTAACATAATCAATAGTTCCAATACTACTCTTTATAACAACTGGTTCAGTAGGTGAATTCAATTTAAATAAGAAAATAGTACCTTTTAGAAGAGTTGAATCTGGAAGATCTGCCATGTATACAGTATCACTGATACCACTCACTTTAAATCCAGAAGATTTAATATTATATCCATCTTCACTTCCAACATAAAAACGATTACCATAACATAGTTCATAATCAGCGAATTTGTTCAATTCTACTCTTAAATCCCTTCTCATGTTAATAAAGGTAATATTGGAAGTAATTGAAGCATTACTTTCATCAATAATTTTAAGGAATTTACTGTATTTGAAGCGTGCTCCAAACTTATTTAACTCACTTGAATCGGAGTACTTTATGACATTATCTGTGACAATGGTTTTCACAAAATCGGCATTAGGAGCTAAATTTGTATTATAATAAGTAGTAATTCTTGGTTCGAGATAGAGATATTTTAAATCAACAATTTCTGGGTTAATACCAGCTACAGAATATTTTTTAAGTTCATTTTTAATGTTATTTTTAACAGCATCAGGGATATAAACACCATTGTGGGGTTTAATACTAATAAAAACTCTACCAAAAGAAGGAGGAGTTAATTGTTCACCTCCATAAGCAGAAACTGACTCAGCTTCTGGATAAATTGTTGGAATTAGAGCTTCATAATCTGCTGTTGTAACTGCTCTGTTCTGAGAAGCATAAATTCTAGGAGCATATCTCTTTACAGAATCAATACTTTCAATTGCTTTTCCACCATAAGAATATTGCTCTGTAGTAAGAAGAGAAACTCCTGAAGTTATAGAAGTCCCATCATTAGCCTGGAGTCTACCTGCATAAATGAATTTATTAATATTATTTCCATCTACACCTTTAGAAACAATATAATCAACTTCTATAACCTGGTCATCTTGTAATTTTTCCCCAAATACACCATCTCCAAATAGAAGTTCATACCTTTCATTATCAGTTTCTTGAATAAAGTAGATTTTAGACTTATTATCTACTCCCACAAAACTGTTAAATTGATTAAATTGATGAATAATAGTAGAATTTGCGTTATTTCTTACTACTACATTGATTAATGAGGTATCAATTCCACTATTAGGAAGAATAAATCTTTGATAAGGATTTCTAGAACTTACAGTAAAGGTTTGTTTAATATAAGATCCTTCATAAATGTCGATATTATCAAATATTGCTGTTCCATCTGATCTTACAGGAGTGGTAATATCATTAGGAATGGAAAAGGAAAAAGTTTCTTTTCCAAAGGTTTGACTAGAAACTGCAACTATACCTTTTTTAAGTGTTAATGAAGATATTGATGTATCAGCACTTACAACGAAAGTAATGGTAGCTTTAGCTGATTTCCTTGACCGTGGAACATACCCTATATTCCTTGCCAGAGACACCACGTTCTCCCTCAGAGTGGCGGAATCAATGAAGACCTCATTAGTAGCCATGTTGGCATTATATGAGGTAATATAAGTATTATATGCTAATGTGTCTATTATAGTCGATAAATTTGATCCTTCAAAATCATAATCAGTAAAATTAGAGTTTGATCGTAGATAATCTATAATCGAAACTTTTATTTGGTCAAAATCGACGTTGCTAAAATTAACTAAAGGCATTTACCTAGTGGGCAGTAACGCAAAGGTGAGTTCTTGTTGTGGCACATCCATGCCAACAATAATATAGTTAAGAGTTACATGAAATTCATTCATATCGAATTCAGGTTTTACACTAACATCCTCTAATTTAATACGAGGTTCATAATTTTCTAGTGTATTTTCAATTTCACTCTTAATTGCTGATGCAGTTAGATCATCAAAGTTCTCAAATAGTAGATTATAAACATTTGACCCCAATGCGGGAGCAAAAGGTCGTTCACCAGGTATAGTAAGAACTAAATTTCTAACAGAACGAGCTATAGCATTCTCATTTTTAAGCGCAATAAGGTCCGAATTAAGTGGATTAGATTGGAAAGTGGCACTTATGTCCTTAAATCCTTGACTAACTAACTGAACTGGCACTTAATTACACTAATACTGCTGTTATTTATTACACTAACGGCAACGTTCTTGCATCAAACTCAAAGAGTGGTGTCGAATCCTTCTTTTTATCAGTAAAATCCTCTACGGATGGTAGTTCTTCAAATATTTCAGTCTCTTTTAGAGATTTCCGGGACGGAGTTAGTCTATCATTATTAATTTCGCGGAGAAAGTCGTCGTTTTTCATCTTTTTTTACACTCTATACACCCTATTTACCATGAATTTGCATTAAAAAACCCCTCCGAGACAGAGAGGCGGGTAAATTTATAAAAAAATCATAAAAATTCAATAAAATTCCCTATTTTCCTTGACCTCTATAAGGCTTCCTCTTACCATTTCTACTAGTTGATGCATATTTGGTATGTTTCCCATTACCCTGGCGGGTATTTTTGGGAACAGACTCCACAAAACTAGTACCAGATAGAGAAGTTTTAAGAATTGCCATAAATTTACAAGTGAAATGGTGGTTTTACTTTATCATAGAGAGAAATCACCTCATTAGAAGGATCAGGAACATGAGATAATAAATCTCTTAATAATACTACCTCTTCTGCAGTTAGTGTGAGACCTCTATTAGTTGTATAAGTCTCAATAGGTGGTCTATAATCACTCCCTAATGCTGGATACGGATCTGCCATTAAATAACCCTCGTTTTTTCATGTCCTACCCTAATTCTTGGGTCACACCAAATCTCAAAACCAGCATCCATGGCATCTAAACAGAAACTAACATCTTCACCACACATATCTTGTACTGCACCAGATTCAAATACTTGCATCTTAGGAGCAAACCAAGGATACTTCATCTCTGGATGTTCAAATACACCCTTCTTAATCATGACCCAACCAAAACCAGTATAATCAACAGTAAAAGGCTTTTTCCTCTTACCAATACTTTCTACCATCTCATGATTCATGACTCCACCATTATTACGGAAGTCATCCTCATCTAACCAATGAGCAACACTAGTAGTCTTACCATCTTCTGTACTATACCAACCAGCTGATATTTCTCTTTCCCTACTACTATCAATACCATACTCAACAGTACCATCTTCCTTAGTACTTTCTACTATAGCCTCTGCTGGTATAGCCACATCACATAATTGCCAAAACTTATCAGGATTAAAAACAATATCACTATCAATCCATAACTGATAATCATACTCTAACTTACCATCCCAAGGTAATTGATCAGGACCACGTAATACATTAGCACCTAGACACTTACATCTAGCAAAGTTAACCATAGAAGAGTAATCTTGACTAATCTGTATACTCATCTGGTTCTGAACTAAATCAAAACATAATTGAACAAAGTTCTTTAAAAAGGTATAAGAGACTCCTCTACCAGGTAGACAGAATACAATCTTCTTACCTCTCCACCTATTCTTAATAGCACCTATATCCCATTCTGGTTGATTTTCTTTCTTTACCTTAGGACTCGATGCTTTAACTGTAAATCCTTTAGCCATTAATTAAGACTCCATTTCATTATAATTTTAACATTTTATTTAGTTGCTGTCAATCATCTTCCTCATCAATAAAGTCATCTTGTAGTTCTTTACAATCTATTTCTTTATCATCCTCAAAACACTTAACATCCATTAATACTCTTTCCTCTGGTTCTAAATTACCATGTTTCATAATGTCCTCCTTTAACATGAATGGTCCTCATTAGTACTCATACCCCTTACACTTTCATAAGAGATACCTTTTACCCCCTTGTGTTGTAACATCCAATAAGTAAACTCTCCCTCAGTTAAGTTGTGATGTATACACTGATCATTAAGGTATATGTGATAAACCTTATCCTCAGTTAAATGCCTACTGGAAATTTTTTGCATACCTCTCATTTTTTATTTGAATTATATATCAGAAATATTATAATACCTATTACAATTAAGGTAAGGAAGTCAAAATATATTATGGCATTTAAACTACCTACAACAAATATTCCTAATAGAAGGAAGATAAAAAACTTTGGAATTGCTAGTAGCCAATCTATGGGATTCATGAAAAACCTAATAGGGGGTTTTTAAAATTATGAAAAATTTTTATATATCTCACAGAGGAGTAGACTTTTGTAGGTTAGGGACTTTGACTTTTTTCGAATCAGGCTTCGCAAAATCCTTTACTTATAAGAACGTCTAATTATACTGTCATTTCACTGTTACTGTCAACCCCTATTGTCACACTATGTAATAAAAAGAGGGGAGTATTAGTCCCCTCTAAGTATATCATAGAACTGAATCTGTGGTCTCTACAATATCATCGAGAACTGCTAGAATGTCATTACCATTGTTAGCATTTTCAAGAAGGAATAGAGCGAAGTTCTTAGACATAAAAGGTCCAATTTGTTTGACCCTCTTAATATAACAGATCTCAGGGGGTTTGTGTGGAACTGTGTGCCACTTTGTGAACTGTCCGGACTAATTAACATTTAGTGCTGTAACTGTTTGTATCATATAAGAACCTAAACTATTGGTTCTAGTTTATACTAACTGTTCCTACACTAATATACACTTACCCACTGTAATCCTATAATGGTTTGGGTGTGCTGTCAAGAGAACTTATAAGAACTGTGACATATAAGAAATTGAAATATTGCCTTGGTTTATAAGTTTGGGTGGGGGGATTTGGAAACAAAATCGTATCCCCCCCTTGACGATTGTAATCCTTATGTGTTACAATCTTAGATG